TCACACTTCTAGCGTTGCAAGGGGTTGAATCTCAACGCCGTCATCAAGATGATCAGGGGCTAAGTGGGCATAACGCATGTTCATTTTTATGTCGTGGTGGCCCAGGATTTTCTGGAGGGCAAGGATGTTCCCACCTGACATCATAAAGTGAGCTGCAAACGTGTGGCGCAGAACGTGAGTAAGTTGCCCGCGTGGAAGCACGATGGAGGTTTTGTCCATCACTGACAAGAATTGGAAGTAGCAGTCAGTAAAGAATTTGAAGCCGTCCAAGGAAATGATCTCCTCATACAGTTCTTTGCTGATCGGAATGCTGCGGTTCTTTTTGCCTTTGGTCCTGACGAAAGTGATTCGGTACTTAGTGACCTGGGAACGAGTGAGATTCACAGCTTCGCGCCAGCGTGCTCCGGTACTTAGGCAGATTTTAACGACCAGTGCGAGGAGGGCGCTTTGGCGTTGGCAGTCGTACAGAAGCTCTGTGATTTGTTCATGCGTCAGCCAGGCCATTTCCTTTTCGGCAATAGTGAATTTGCGCATGCTATCCAGCGGGTTTGGTGCCGTCCATTCTCCAAGGCGGGCCAGCTCACTAAATACGCTGCTCAGATAGCTTTGCTCCAGATTGATAGTTACAGGGCTGGCACCTTTCTTCCACTTCTCACTAAAGTAGATTTCACCTGTCAGCCGCTTGTCACGGTAATGTGCGAACAATTTCGAGCTGAGATCAGTAGCGAGAGGGTTTCCGAGTGCATCGACCATTAGAACTAACTTGTCGTAAACATGCTCGCCAGCGGTCACCTCATCTTCCTTAAGTTATGAATTTTTATGATAACCACTCTTTCCCCTGGTTTGTACAAAATTAGGGGGGAGTGGTTATTTTTTTAGAGATTACATTGCCTTTCTCAATATCGGTATTTTTTTGAGGATGAAAATGACAAATAAGCAAACAAAGAATATTAAGAGTGCAATTAGTATGGTGCTAAGAAATGATAGATCCATTTTTTCATTTTTAAAAAATAGTTTTATAAATCCCTCAAGAATGAAAATATGAATGCAATATATCCCTAGCGTATGCTTAGGTATGAATGATATAAGGATGTTTGTATCTTTTATATTCCTTGATACTTTTATCAGGAAAAAGAATAAGGAAGCGGATGCGATTATAACAAGAGGTGAAAGGTTCGAATAAAATAAAGCGTTAGGTTTATGATTGTAAGCACTCCAGTATGATGTTATCCATGCAGTCATTAAGCTAAAAGAAATAAATATTAATAATGAGGCGGCTACAATTTTTGTGCTATTGTAATGAGTGGAAACGCGTGTTATTAATTTGCCAAGGAGAAGGTAGCCTGTCAAATTAATGAATGCAGATAGCTGGTAATTATTTATAAGCAAATCGAAATTTAAACTAAAAACCTTATCTATAATGGAGAAGGTTGACAGTGAAAACCATATAGCTACATATGCCAAGGAGTACTTTAAAGATGAGTTGCAGTAAAATGTGCTTAGTATAGGAAGTGTTATATAGAAACCAATGCAGGCATACAAATACCATAGATGGTATTTAATTGGTGCCTTTGTGATTGCTAGAAACCAATCAAAAATATTTTGGGAATGTATGTTATCCACATATGTGTAAAAGAGTGACCAAAATAACAGGTAGTATAATATTTTATTAATACGTTTAATCGGCTTCACTGATTTTTTCTGTATAAGAAGAGATCCAGTGATCATAATAAAAAGAGGTACGCATACTCTGGTGAAAGAATCAATGAGGTTTGATATTCTCCAGTTATCGCCGTTTTCGTAGAATCCATATCCAGCAATGTGCAGGAGAACAACCAGGATACAAGCTGTTGAGCGCGTAAGATTTATACCTTTTGATATATCTTTTTCTATAAGTTCCATCAGATCACCGATCTTGCTTTATATAGATTTGTATGTTGTTTGGAATTTTAATGCTTGATTCTACAATCTTATCTGATTTTTCTCTAACATTCTATCTCGGAGTTTATTATTGAAAATATCACTTTCACGTTTAATTTGAACTTGCTTCTGATGGTTTGAACTAGAGAGCTAATGGTGTTAACCGTGCCAATTAAATCTAGTAGATTTCCTTATTTTATCATTTCCATTGTCTCACTACCTGCACAAAGCATGCTACGTGCATTGCGTACGTATAACACTGAACATAGGCACACCCCCTGTAAACCGGAGAATTGCCTTATGGCTCAGGATTACCACCACGGGGTGCGCGTTGTTGAAGTCCACGACGGCACCCGCTCCCTCACCACGGTAAGCACTGCTATCGTGGGTATGGTCTGCACCGGCGATGATGCTGATGCGTCCGTGTTTCCTCTCAATAAGCCGGTTCTGCTGACGGATGTGCTGGAGGCCAGTGGTAAAGCAGGCGAGTCCGGTACACTGGCCCGCTCGCTGGATGCGATTGCCGACCAGTCAAAGCCCGTGACGGTTGTTGTGGGCGTGGCGCAGGGCGAAACCGAAGCTGAAATCACCTCCAATATTATCGGTGGCGTCACGTCCGACGGTAAGAAAACGGGGATGAAAGCGCTGCTTTCTGCGCAGTCGCAGTTGAAAGTTAAGCCGCGCATTCTCGGTGTGCCGGGGCACGACACGCAGGCGGTTGCCACTGAGCTGATGAGTGTGGCGCAGAGCCTGCGCGGGTTTGCCTATCTGTCCGCCTATGGCTGTAAGACGGTGGAGGAAGCCATTGCTTACCGGGACAATTTCAGCCAGCGAGAGGGGATGTTGATCTGGCCTGATTTCATCAACTTTGACACCGTTCTGAAAGCCGATGCAACGGCTTACGCCTCCGCACGTGCGCTCGGTCTGCGCGCCAAAATCGACGAACAGACCGGATGGCAAAACCCTGTCCAACGTGGGTGTGAATGGCGTCACCGGTATTTCCGCTGATGTGTTCTGGGATCTGCAGGACCCGGCAACGGACGCGGGACTGCTGAACCAGAATGACGTCACCACGCTGATCTGCAAAGACGGCTTTCGCTTCTGAGGTTCCCGCTGCCTCAGTGACGATCCATTGTTTGCGTTTGAGAACTACACCCGCACGGCGCAGGTGCTGGCTGACACGATTGCAGAGGGGCACATGTGGGCGGTGGATAAGCCACTAAATCCGTCACTGGCCCACGACATTATCGAAGGTATTCGCGCCAAATTACACAGCCTGGTGAATCAGGGATACCTCATCGGGGCTGACTGTTGGCTGGATGAGTCAGTGAACGATAAAGACTCCCTGAAAGCCGGGAAGCTCACCATCGACTACGACTACACGCCTGTGCCGCCGCTTGAAAATCTGATGCTGCGCCAGCGCATCACCGATCGCTACCTGGTCGATTTTGCCAGCCGTGTCAGTGCATAAGGGGAATACATGGCATTACCACGCAAGTTAGAACACCTGAACCTGTTCAACGACGGGAACAACTGGCAGGGGATCGTTGAGTCCCTGACCCGCCGAAATTCACCCGCAAGTTTGAGAAGTATCGAGGCGGCGGTATGCCGGGCGCGGTGGATGTGGATATGGGGCTGGATGACGGCGCACTGGACACGGAATTTTCAATCGGCGGCACCGAACTGCTGTTATTCAAACAGATGGGAGCTGCCTCGGTGGACGGGATTCAGCTGCGTTTTACCGGCTCTATTCAGCGTGACGATACCGGTGAAGTGCAGGCCGCTGAGCTGGTTGTGCGGGGGCGTCATAAAGAGGTGGATTCCGGCGAGTGGAAAACCGGAGAAAGTAGCGCCACCAAAGTCAGCAGCACTAACAGTTACACCAAACTGACCATTAACGGCGAGGTGCTCTATGAGGTTGATGTGGTTAACATGATTGAAATCGTTGACGGCGTGGACCTGATGGAAGCGCACCGTAACGCCCTTGGCATCTGATTTAACTTAACGGCGCGGTGATCCGCGCCAGTATCTGATTAACAGGGAACGAACATGAGCGACAAGCTGACTGAAAAAACCGTACAACTGGATACGCCAATCATGCGCGGTAAAACCCAAATCACCGAAATTGTGCTGCGTAAGCCGCAGTCCGGTGCGCTGCGCGGCACCCGCCTGCAGGCCATTATGGATATGGACGTGGGGGCCATGATGACAGTGATCCCACGTATTTCCACCCCAACGCTGACCGCACAGGAAATGGCTGAACTGGACCCCGCCGATCTCACCGCGCTGTCGGTCGAGGTGGTGACTTTTTTGTTGAAGAAGTCGGTGCTTGCCGATTTACCGACAGCCTGACGATTGATGACCTGGTGGCGGATATCGCCACCATCTTTCACTGGTTGCCGTCCATCACTGACGTTATGCCGCTGACTGAGGTGCTGGAGTGGCGGCACAAAGCGATTCAGAGAAGCGGGGCCAGCGATGAGTGACAATAACCTGCGTTTGCAGGTGATTCTGAATGCGGTTGACAAGCTCACCCGACCATTTCGATCCGCGCAGGCCAGCTCAAAAGAGCTGGCTGCCGCTGTTCAGCAAAGCTGCGCCCGGCTGAAAGAGTTAGATTCTCAGGCGGGCAGAATTGATGGCTTCCGTAAGGCCAGCGCGCAGCTGGCAGTCACAGGTAACAGCCTTAAAGCCGCCCGCGAAGAAGCGGCAAAACTCGCCACGCAGTTTACTGCGACCAACTGCCCGACGGCTGCACAGGTCAGGCTGCTTGAGCAGGCTAAAAATCGCGTCACCGATTTACAGGGAAAATATAACGGGCTGCGTCAGTCAGTGCAGCGTCAGCGCCTTGCGCTGAATGAGGCAGGGCTTGATACAAAGAAACTGAGCAGCGCACAGCGTGAGCTACGGCAGAACGCCGATGAAACCCGACTGGCACTGGAGCGACAGCAAAAATCCCTGAAACGCCTGGGTGAACAGCAGACGAGAATGAATGCGGTTCGTGATCAGTATTCGCGCCGTCTGGAGGTTCGGGATCGCATAGCCGGAGCCACCACCACAGCTGCAGGGCTGGCAATGGGGGCGCCGGTTATGGCTGCAGTGAAAAGCTACGCCAGCATGGAAGATGCCATGAAAGGCGTGGCAAAGCAGGTAAACGGGCTGCGGGACGATAACGGCAACCGTACAAAACAGTTTTATGACATGCAGGATGCCATCAAGGCCGCCAGTGAACAACTGCCGATGGAGAATGGCGCTATAGATTATGCCGCGCTGGTTGAAGGGGGCGCGCGTATGGGCGTGACCAACCAGGACGATCTCTTTGAGGACCAGAAACGTGACCTGCTGGCCTTTGCATCCACGGCGGCAAAAGCTGCAACGGCCTTTGAGCTGCCCGCCGATGAGCTGGCGGAAGGGTTGCGGAAAATCGCGCAGCTTTATAAAGTTCCGACGCGCAATATTGAACAACTTGGCGATGCGCTGAACTACCTGGACGATAACGCCATGTCAAAGGGTGGGGACATTATCAACGTCCTGCAGCGTATGGGGGGCGTGGCTGACCGCCTTGACTTCCGAAAGGCTGCTGCGCTGGGTTCAACATTCCTTTCTCTTGGGGCTGCCCCGGAAATTGCCGCCAGCGTCTCTAATGCCATGGTGCGTGAGCTGTCCATTGCTACCATGCAAAGTAAGCGCTTCTTTGAAGGTATGAACCTGCTGTAACTCAATCCTGCGGAGATTGAAAAGCAGATGACCACCGATGCCATGAGCACCATTCAGCGGGTTCTGGAGAAGGTCAACAATCTGCCGCAGGATAAACGCCTGTCAGCCATGACAATGATTTTTGGTAAAGAGTTTGGCGATGATGCGGCAAAGCTGGCTAACAACCTGCCGGAGCTGCGGCGTCAGCTGAAACTTACATCAGGCAGTGGTGCTAATGGCTCCATGCAGAAAGAATGCGACATTAACAAGGATTCATTGTCTGCGCAGTGGCTGCTGGTTAAGACTGGCGCACAGAACGCTTTCAGCAGCCTGGGGGAAACGTTGCGCCAGCCGCTGATGGATATTATGGGCATGGTTAAGGGTGTGACCAGGCCGCTGCGTCGCTGGGTGGAGCAGAATCTCGTGCTGGCTGGCACGCTGATGAAAGTGGCGGCGGCTACGGCGGCTGTCACTGTCGGGCTGGGTACACTTGCCGTGGCAGTTGCTGCTGTGCTGGGGCCGATTGCGGTGATCCGTTTCGGGTTGTCGATGCTGGCAGTTAAGGTATTACCTTCCGCAGCGGTGGCGGTAACCCGTACCGGGAGTATGTTGCGGTTATTGGTTTCTGGTCCGCTGGCGCTGTTGCGCGTTGCTCTGTTTGTCGTCAGTGGACTGCTGGGTGCGCTGCTCAGTCCAATAGGACTGGTTGTGGCTGCGCTGGCTGGTGTGGCGCTGGTTATCTGGAAATACTGACAGCCCATCAGTGCATTTCTGGGGGGCGTGGTGGAAGGGTTCAAAGCCGCTGCTGCACCCATCAGCGCCGCCTTTGAGCCGCTCAGACCCATGTTTCAGTGGATTGGTGACAGGGTGCAGGCCTTGTGGGGCTGGTTCAGTGATTTACTTACACCGGTTAAATCCACTTCCGAAGAACTGAACAGCGCAGCTGCAATGGGGCGACGGTTTGGTGAGGCGCTGGCGGAAGGTCTGAATATGGTAATGCACCCGCTGGAGTCACTTAAATCCGGGGTGTCGTGGCTGCTGGAAAAGCTCGATATTGTCAGTAAGGGGGCGGCAAAGGCGAAACTGCCTGTGCAGGTTACGCAGCAGCAGTCAGCCACGGTGTACAGTGACGGCAAAGTGGTGCTGCCGCCCGGTGGGTTCCCGGCTTACGCAGGGATGTACGACACGGGCGGGATCATTCCACGCGGGCAGTTTGGCATTGTTGGAGAAAATGGCCCTGAAATTGTGAACGGACCTGCAAATGTCACCAGCAGGCGGTGTACTACCGCGCTGGCCTCTGTCGTTGCAGGCGTGATGGGGGTAGCTGCGACACCTGCAGAAGCGGCTCCGCTTCATCCGTTCAGTCTGCCTGCGAGGGCATATCAGACGCAGCCAGTTAAGGCTGACAGCCCGCCGTCAGTTATTCGTTATGAGATAAATGCGCCCATTCATATCGTCGCGCAGCCGGGACAGAGTGCGCAGGATATTGCCCGTGAAGTGGCACGCCAGCTTGACGAGCGGGGACGCAGGGCCAGTAGAATGATTAGTTCCGAATTGCGAACAATGATGTATCATTATTGCGAACTGGTTAATAATGAGGGCTGATTATAATGAATTGTTCTATGTGCGGTCAGTCTGCACATACCCGCAGTAGCTTCCAGGTTTCCAATGAAACTAAAGAACGGTACAACCAGTGCACTAACATCGAGTGCGGGCATACTTTCGTGACGCATGAGACTTTTGTGCGCTCAGTATGCCGACCGCAAAAAATCAGCGCAGCACCGCCTCATCCAAAAGGTATGCAGGAACAATTTGCTTACTAATACTGACCCGCCGCTGGCGGGTTTTTTACGTCTGGTGCCGCCATAACAAAAGCGCTGTCGCCACTTTGTCGCCACGCATAAAGAAGAAGTTATCTAAGTGGTTGATTGGAATGGGGATGAATTTCAGGCAACAAAAAACCCATCAACCTTGAACCAAAACGGCGGGGTTGATGGGCTCCACAAATTGGGGACATCAAAGAAAAGCAGTGGCACTAATTCAGACTGCGGCTGCCTTCAAAAGTTCGCCCCTAAGTTAAAAAAATCACAAAAATTTTTAACGTCCTACCAACCCAGGCCCGGCCAGATGATGACAATCAGCGTTCCTGCCAATGTTAACAAGACGTTAGCGATAGCGTAGGTGCCTGCATAACCCAGCGCCGGGATATTGCTACGGGCGGTATCGCTGATAATTTCCATGGCCGGCGCACAGGTGCGTGCGCCCATCAGGGCACCAAACAGCAGTGCGCGGTTCATTTTGAGCACCCAGACGCCGAACATAAAGCTGATGACCACTGGCAACAGGCTGACGATAAGCCCGGCGATCAGCATTTGACCGCCCACCGCGCCCAGGCTGTGGCCGATGCCGCTGCCTGCGCTTAATCCCACGCCCGCCATAAACACCATCAGGCCGAACTCTTTCACCATCATCAGCGCGCCCTGCGGAATGTAGCCGAAAGTCGGGTGGTTGGCGCGCAAGAAGCCCAGCATAATTCCGGCGAACAACAAACCGGCCGCATTACCGATGCCAAAGCTGAACGAGCTGAACTGGAAAGTGATCATCCCAATCATCAGGCCGATGATAAAGAAGGCGCAAAAGGCCAGCAGATCGGTAACCTGGCTGTGAATCGAGATAAACCCGATGCGGTCAGCGATGGTTTTCACGCGCCGCGCGTCGCCGCTCACCTGCAACACATCCCCTTTGTTGAGCACGATATTGTCGTCGATCGGCATTTCAATCTGGCTGCGGATCACGCGGTTCAGGAAGCAGCCGTGATCGGTGAGCTTCATCTGACCAAGCCGGCGGCCCACCACGTTATGGTTTTTCACCACGATCTCTTCGGTCACGATACGCATGTCCAGCAAGTCGCGGTCAAACACTTCTTTACCGTTGCGGAAACTCGGGTCGAGGCGGGCGTGAGCGTCCGGGTAACCCACCAGCGCGATTTCATCCCCCACCTGCAACACCGCATCGCCATCCGGATTCGCCAGAATGCCGTTACGGCGAATGCGTTCGATATAGCAGCCGGTCTGGCGGTAAATCCCCAGTTCGCGCAGATTTTTGCCGTCGGCCCACGCCACCAGTTCTGGCCCAACGCGGTAGGCGCGGATCACCGGCAGATAAACTTTGCGGTTGGAATCGGTATCCAGCCCGCGCTCTCGGGCGATTTGCTGGGCGCTGGTCTGCAGATCCTGGTGCTGCAATTTTGGCAGATAGCGCGCGCCGAAAATCAGGCTGACCAGGCCAATCAAGTAGGTGAGGGCGTAACCGAGGCTAAGATGATCCAGTGCGGTGCTGAGCGTAGTGCCCTCCATCCCGGAATGGCGCAGCGTATCCCCCGCGCCAACCAGCACCGGCGTCGAGGTCATTGACCCCGCCAGCATCCCCGCCGTGAGGCCGATATCCCAGCCGAACAGTTTGCCAAGGCCGAGGGCGATCAGCAGAGCGCTGCCCACCATCACCGTGGCTAACATTAAATAATTCTTACCATCGCGAAAAAAAATAGAGAAAAAGTTAGGCCCGGCTTCCACGCCAACACAAAAAATAAACAGCATAAAGCCCAAATTCAGCGCGTCGGTGTTAATTGAAAAATTATGCTGGCCTAATAATAACGAGACGACTAAAACGCCAATAGAATTACCCAGTTGGACAGAACCGAGCCGTAATTTGCCAAGACAGAGTCCTAAAGCCAGTACAACAAATAATAACAGGATGTAATTCCCGCTTAACAAATCTGCGACGTTTATATTCACGGCGGCTAACTTCTCGTTTACCAGTAACCTATTGAAATGGGTGATGTTTTACGCTACTGTTTTGGCCCATAATCGAAGATATGCTGATTGTTCATTCATCACATTAATATCTCGGGCAAAAACACGCGATGGCCGGTAGTTTAATCGGATTACCCGTGGTCGGCTAGCGAGAAATAGTGTCATGAATCGTTTTAGGCAGGGATTGCCGCAGTGCTTATTCTAACTGGGTAACCCGTATTTCCGGGTGATTGTTTTTAGTTTGATATGGGCAATGTCAGGGGATATCGGTGATGAAAGCTCCTTTTTGGCCGGGTACAGTATGCAGCTTCATACTCTTTCTGGTCGTATTTATTCTCCATAAGCTTTCGGTGTCGGGATATTATCCCGTGCAGAAGCATCTCGATCTCGGCATGCTGTGTTTTCTTCTGCCGGGGATGATTGCCAGTTTCTTCTCTCGCGACGATCGCCTGTTTAAACCGCTGCTGGGCGCGATGCTGGCGGCGCCGTTATGTTTGCTGCTGGTGTTTATTACGCCTATTCCTGAGCGGTCGCTGTTTCAGGAGGTGGCCTGGCTGTTTGGCGCGGTATTCTGGTGCGGGCTGGGTGCGCTCTGCTACCTGTTCGCGCGAAAGCTGTTAAAATTGTCAGAATAAAAAAACCGGCTCAGCGAGCCGGTTTTTTTATGAACGATAAATCAGGCGGTATAAAGCGATAGATTGGCTTTCGCCCAGGCTTCAAAATCGGTGCAGCCGCCGATGTGGGTAGAGTCCACGAAGATCTGCGGTACGGTTTCTACCGGTTTGCCGACGGTTTTTTCCAGGTCAGCTTTGGTGATGCCTTCTGCGTGAATATCAACGTAGCGGAAGTTGAAATCGTCGCGCTCGGCGGTCAGTTTCTCAGCCAGTTCTTTAGCGCGAACGCAGTAAGGGCAGCCCGGACGACCAAAAATAACTGCAAACAT